AGCGCAACGGACACGATGACCCCTCTCGAGCTGAAGAACAAGCTCCTCTCTGCCGCCGACACCGCCTACACCGTTGCCAAGTCCTACGCTGACGCGGCGGGCGCATCGGCAGCCGAGGCGGCGAAGTCCGAGGCGGCGGCGAGGTCGAGCGAGAGCGCGGCGGCGGGGAGCGCCACGGCATCGGCTGCGAGCGCGTCAGCCTCGGGCAACAGCGCGAGCGAGTCGGCCTCGAGCGCATCAGCCTCCGCGGCATCAGCCAAGGAGGCGGCGGCCACGGTGGCCGGGGCGAAGCAGGAGATCTCGGACGCGAAGGACGCGGGCGTCTCGGCGGTGGAGTCGCAGGCCGATGCCTCGAGCAAGAGCGCGGCCGAGCAGATCAAGGCGGCGGCTGACGCTCAGGCCGAGCGTCTCAGTAAAATCACCGAGGCTGTTGTTGAGCAGGAATCGCACGTCATCGATGACGCGAGCTCTCCGCAGAGCTTCGCTGTTGGCAACGTGAGCCACGTGCTCGTGTTCATTGACTCTGTTCTAGCGGTTGAGGGGCAGAGCTACGGTATCACAGGCGGCGACACCGTGCAGTTCGCTGACGCGTTGCCTGTCGGCACGGAGGTCACGCTGATCAAATTCGTGAGCGCAGGCGCGGCGGCGATCACGCCGAGCTACGCGATTGACAGCGTGCTGAGCGACACGAGCACGAACGCGGTGCAGAACAGAATCGTGAAGAGCGCGATCGAGGCGGCTGTGAAAACAGCGTTGCTCTCTGCGCACCCCGTGGGCTCGATCTACTGCTCTGTTGAAAGCACGGATCCCGCAACGCTCTTCGGCGGCACGTGGGAGCGGATCAAAGATCGATTCATCCTCGCGGCGGGTGAGGCCTATGCGGCGGGAAGCACGGGCGGCGAAGCAACGCACACGTTGACAACTGCTGAGATGCCAACCCATTCGCACAGAATTCGTCTGAACACGGAATCGAGCGGTGGCTATCTGCCGACAGGCGGCAAGCCGAACGCGATCAAAACTGGAGAGACGCCGCTCAGTAGCGGCGCCAGCAACGGCACATTCACAGATCGATCACAGTCTGGCGACATTGGCTTCGCGAGTGACTTCATTTACAGCGAGGGGGGCTCTTCCGCGCACAACAACATGCCCCCCTACATCACTGCGTACTGCTGGAGGAGAACAGCATGAGCTTTCCTAGCCTGCTCAAAAAATTATTCACTGACAACGGCGCGGGCGACAAATTGAACCCGGGCCTGTTGCCTGACACGCTGTCCGGCGTGCCGGTCGGAACGATCATCTCGTATGCGGGCACAACTGTGCCGGATGGATTTCTCATCTGCAACGGGGCGCAGGTCGCGAAAACCACATACGCAGAATTGTTTTCTGCGATTGGCAACACGTGGTTGCCTTCCGGCTCGACAGCTAGCGATGATACGTTCTATCTGCCTGATCTGTTTGAAAGATTTCTCGAAGGCGGCGGGCAGAAGGTCTCGTCTCAGAGCGCAGACGGCGTCGCCGTGCAGAAAAATGTTTCGAGTTTGCCGATAGGGAAATATTTTTCAGCAGGATTGCCCGAAATCTGGGGTTACGTGAATTTCATCACGTCAGATTCCAGATCGTCCCCAGTTGCACAGCACGCGGGGGCTCTTGAGTGGGGCGTTGTAGACAAGACTGGCGATTCGAAAAACAGCAACGGAGACGCGCGCTATGGCTACGACCTGAGTTTTTCTGCCGGGCGGCACAATGCTACCTACGGCGCATCCACGACCGTCCAGCCTGCCGCGGCCGTTGTTCTCTTTCTAATCAAATACTAGGAGCTGATCATCATGCAAATCTACACGCTCCCGCGAATTGACTCTGACGATTATTTCTGCGGGCTCGTCAGCGTCATGGACGACCCGCGAACAGGCGAGCCGTTGCTCCCGCGCAACGCAGTGCGGGCTGAAGCTCCGTGCTCGGATCCGAGCAGGGATGGCAATTTCTACAAATGGGACGGCTCGAAATTCGTAGCCGAGCCGAAGCCAGCGAGCGCGGCAGACTGCGCCGCGATCGGGAAACTGCCGCACGAATCTCAGACCACTCGCGTCAATGAGCTGAGACAACTGTTCAGAAAATTCACAGAGAGTTCGAGCGGCTACAGGCTCGCGCAGGATCCTGATTCTCTCGCGCTCCACGTTGAGAAAATCCCCGAGCCCACGCCCGAGGAGCAGGCCGCGCAGGAGCTCGCGGAGGCGAAATCAGAACGCGCTACTGCTGTCAGCAAACTCGTTGTCACGGTCGATAGCATGACGTTCGATGCTGACGAGGAGTCTCAATCCCGCATGAGCCGCACGATCGCCGCGGCAGTCGCCCTCGGTGCTGATCTCAGCACAGAGAAACGCACGTGGGTGCTCGCTGACAACAGCATCGCTGAGCCGACAGTGAAACAGCTAGCTGAAGCTCTGCGGCTCGCGGGCGATGCGCAGACGAAATTGTGGACCGTGCCGTACGAGGAAGCGAAGGAGGAGAAGAATGACTGATGCCCGAAACGAAGGAAGCTTGATCGAGATCACAATCAACGATGCTCTTCTAGACCGCATCGGCTACTTCGCATTGGTCTTGTGGCTTGCGCTCATTGGCGCCACCGGCGCGATCCTTGCCATCGCCGCACTCGTCCGGCTGTTCGCGTGGGCGGTTTCACCGGCGTGATTACCACACTCGAATCATTTTCGTCAAGTGGTGAAAATGATTTTCCAAACACATGACCCCGCTCTTCGCTAGCAAGCTTGGTCTCCACGAAGTGAATTTCATGGAGAAGCGGCATGATCAGATTCGGCTCAGTCTGCTCGGGCATCGAGGCGGCGAGCGTGGCTTGGAACCCCATCGGATTCCAGGCGGCATGGTTCTCTGAGATCGAGCAGTTCCCCTGCGATCTCCTCGAGCAGAAGTACCCGGACATTCCCAACCTCGGCGACATGACCGCGCTGCCCGAGCGCATCGCCTCGGGCGAGGTTGAGGCGCCGGACATCCTCTGCGGCGGGACGCCCTGCCAGGCGTTCTCGATGGCGGGGCAGCGGGGGTCGCTCTCGGATCCGCGCGGACGCCTCTCGCTCTGCTTCGTGCAGATCTTCAATGCAATCGATGACAGGAGAAAAGCCAATGGACAACAGCCAGCCGTCTGCTTCTGGGAGAACGTGCCCGGGGTCTTGCGCACAGGAGACAACGCCTTCGGGTGCTTCCTTGGTGCATTGGCAGGATGTGATGAACCCATCGTCCCCGAAGTGGGACGCTTCCCCGCGGCTGGTGCTGTTGAAGGGCCGAGACGGCGAGTTGCTTGGCGAGTCCTTGACGCTCAACACTTCGGACTCGCCCAACGCCGCAAGCGCGTCTTTGTTGTCGCAAGCGCTCGAGGGGGGGGCCGATCCCGCCGAAATACTTTTTGAGCGCTCGCGCCTGCGCGGGGATTCTGCGCCGCGCGGAACGAAACCCGAAGCCGTTGCCCCCCTTGCTCCGGGCCGCGCTGGAACAGACTATCGCGCGCGAGTGCCCGTAGGCGGGCGAAACTCCGACTCGAATTTCTTCCTTCGGGAGAACTGCCCCACGCTGACCACGGACGGCGCGAACGCCGGTCGGGCGCAGGGCGCCTCCTGCGCAGTCATCGAGCGGCGAAGCCGCGCCTTCGTTGGCGAATTCGACATCTCGAGCTACGAACCGGCGGCCACGGCGTCCACGCTGACAACGCACTGCCTGCGCCCGGACTCCCGGGGCCAGGCGGCGGCGATCGTGGAGCAGGCGCCTCCGCCGAACGAGTGGCTGGGCGTCCGCAAGCTGACCCCGGTGGAGTGCGAGCGGCTGCAGGGATTCCCCGACAACTACACGCGGATCGCCTTTCGCGGCCGCTCCGCGGAGAACTGTCCGGACACCCACCGCTACGCAGCGGTCGGGAACTCGTGGGCGGTGCCCGTCATCCGGTGGCTTGGCGCCCGGATGAAGACCGCGATTGAGGAGATCCAATGACAGAGAGCAGGAAGTTCAACGGGTGGGATGCCGCGGACGCGATCCCGTTTGTCAAGAAGCACGAGGGGTGCGAGCTGACCTCGTACCGGTGCCCGGCGGGCGTGTGGACTATCGGCTACGGATCCACCCGCCTCGCCTCGGGCAACCCTGTCATCCGCAACATCACCATCACGCAGGCAGAGGCTGACGCCCTTCTGCGCAAGGAGCTTGACCGGATTCAGGACGAGGCGGCCTGCTTCATCCGCGTCCCCGTGACGCACGGGCAGTTCGTTGCACTGATGGACTTCGCGTACAACTGCGGCGTCTCCGCTCTCGAGCGGTCCACGCTGATCAAGCTGCTCAACGCGGGCAAGCCGGTCAATGCGGCGTATGAATTCAAGCGATGGACGCGGGCGGGCGGCAAGGAGCTGCCCGGCCTCGTGCGGAGGAGAGAGGATGAGAAGTCAATGTTCCTTTCCTGATAGCGTAGACCACCCCGCGCACTATGCTTCGCACTAGCGCCACGAGGTGATTGAGCTGACCTCGCGCTTTGACTTCAGCTCGGGCAACGCCTTGAAGTACGTGCTGCGCCACCAGTTCAAGGGACGCCCGGCGGAAGACCTTGAGAAAGCCCGATGGTATGTCTGCTATCTGCTCACCTTCCCCTCCGCGGGCAGGCTGATCAGCGACTCCACGGCCCGGCTTGCCGATCGCTTCGCCGCCGACCTTCGCTGCTTCTACCTTGATCTCGACTCCTCCGATGTTGTGCTGGAGATCGCCGCCGCCATGCGCACTGAAGAAATCAAAGAACGGCTGGCGCACCTGCGCGTGGCGCTCGATGCCATTGATCGCCGCATCGAGGAGATGGAATCCGGTGATACATGACGCGCTGCTCCGAGCAAAACTTTAAGTAAGAAAAACGGAGGGTTGCATGGAGCGCATTCAGATCCGGTGCCCCCAGTGCGGCAAGCGTCTCTTCGATGTCTCGCCGCGCACGGCGGGCGAGTTCTTCATCCGGTGCCCGCGATGCAAGACGCTCGCGGCCATCGCCAGGGCCCGTGAGCCTGACACCCCGCGCCAGCCGAGCGCAAAGGCAAAGCCTCGAGCTTCCTGAACAAGGAGCCTGTCATGGGTGAATTCTCTTCCGGCGTTGCAAAGGCTGGTCTGACGACCGG